AATATGACTAAAAAGAAAACTACAGAAGTTAATAAAATATTAAACTTAACTAAGCATCAAGCAAAGCAAATATTAGAAATGCTTGAGGATTTACGTAAAATTAATGCCATGACAGATGATAAGTGCCCTATAGATTATGACATGGTATGTAAGCTAGAGGGCATGGAACATCAGCTTGCTAATATAGTAGATGCTACAGTTGAATGTGAACATGGTCACTATGCAAGATGGGGTGGAGCATATGAATATAAAAAATAAAAGATTGTCAAGCTTAATTGATGAGTACTATTTATCTTTTGATTTCAAGAGCTTACGAGATGAAACTAAAGTACAATATCAATACTTTCTTGGTGTAGTGTTAGACACAAAAGTTGGTGATGCACAAAATTTAGGCAGTATCAACTTTGCTGATATCACTACCAAGATGGCTAAAGTTTCATATGAGCAATGGTGTGAGAGAGGAATCCACCTTGCTAATCATGTCATGTCTGTGGCGAGAGTTGTCTACAATTATGGCATACATATGGAGCATTGTACAATCAACCCATTCTCAAGTATAAAGAGAAGAACACCTATAGCTAGAAAGGTAGTGTGGACACAAGCAGATGTGAAAGCATATCTAGACGTAGCCTATTCTGATTTTTACACTAGAAGTTTAGGATTGATTGTGCAAATGGCATATGAGTGGTGTCAAAGACTAGGTGATATGCGTGTTATCAAATGGGATAATCTAGATTTGTTAGAACAGAAGATGCACATACAACAATCTAAGAGGAGAGCAGAGGTGTTTCTACCTATATCTGATGGACTAAGTAAAATGCTTCTACAACAGAAAGAAGATTTTGGCTTCCAAGAATATGTAGCACCTCGCCCTCGCCCTAGGAGAGGCATACACCTACCCTACACCATTACTAAGCTACCAGTAGAGGGTAGAAAGATTATGGACTCTGCAGGACTATCTAAAGAGCTTAGACTGTCCGACCTAAGAAGAACTGGTACAACTGAAATGGTTGATGCTGGTGTATCAATGGGAAATATTATGTCTGTTACAGGGCATACTAATCCACAGAGTGTCAAGCCTTACATGAAAAATACTTTTGCTTCAGCTAATTTAGCATTAAGTACAAGAAAAAAATTGACACATTGTTAATCCCATGTTACAAGACATTCACATTGTCCGAAACCATATACTATATAAGGAACATATATAATGTATAATATATTAGAATTTGTTAAAGATTTAAACATACCTATGGATGAAACACGTAGAATTAATTGTCCTGTTTGTAATTCTTATAAAACATTTACTGCTACAAATAATATGGGTTCGCTGGTGTGGAATTGTTATAAGATTTCCTGTAGTTTAAGTGGTAGTACACGTGTTAGGTTATCTGTAGATGATATCAAGTCTGTGAGTGCAAAGAGAGAAGTCACTACAGATGATACATTTGAGATGCCTGAATACATTGTACCACATAACAATAGGAATAACCTCGTATCTTTCTGTGAAAGGTGGAGACTAGATGCAGACAAACTAAACTTACAGTATGACGTGAAGGATGACAGAGTGGTGTTTCCCATAGAACATAATGGTAAGTTAGTTGATGCAACTGGTAGGTCATTAGGTAAACGTCTGCCTAAGTGGAAAAGATATGGGAATAACCCCTTGCCATACATTTATGGTTGTGGTAGGGTCGCAGTAGTTGTTGAGGACTGTGTAAGTGCTTGTGTTGTAAATAGCAGTATACACACGGGGGTGGCTATACTTGGAACTTCTTTGTCAGAAGAGCATAAGCAATACCTCTCACAGTTCTCAACTGCTATTATTGCATTAGACCCGGATGCATTGCCTAAGATACTACAATTTGCAAAAGAGCTACGTAGCTATGTAGACAACATACGTGTGCTTAGATTGCAAGATGACTTGAAATATAGAAATGACGAAGATACTAATAACTTATATAAACTAACCCCGAAGGAGTAATATATATGGAAAATTCACTACTAAGAAGTTTGATGGACAAGGAGTTCTACAAGGAGCATCGTGGTGCTAGATGTCCAGACAGACTGTTCAGCAAAGATGCTAGGAAGATTAAAGCTGCTATAGATTCAGCTATGGATAGGTATGAACGTACAGTAACACCTGATGAGATTGAGGCTTTGTTTATATCAAGCAATCCATCTATGTCTACTGCACAGAAACAAGCATACCTATCTTTGTTTAGGTCTATCAAGAATGAACAACCTCTAGGTTCAGATGTAGCACAAGAGGTTCTATCTAAACTGTTTCAACAAGTTGTTGGCGAGGACATTGCTAATCTAGGTTTTGATTATGTCAATGGACAACAGACTAGTCTAGAACCTTTACGTATGTTACTAGAGCAATACAATGATGATTTTACACCTGATTTAAATGTGGAGTGGGATGATATGGATATAGATACACTATTAGCTAAGAATGACCTTGAGGCACGTTGGAACTTCAACATACCTGCATTGACAAGACAACTTGAAGGTATCAATGCTGGACACTTGATTGAGGTAGGTGCTAGACCTAATACAGGTAAGACATCTTTTCATGCAAGTATGATTGCATCTCCGGGAGGATTTGCACATCAAGGTGCTAACTGTATTGTCTTGTGTAATGAAGAGGGTAGTCATAGAGTTGGTGCTAGATATTTGACTGCATCTACTGGTATGACTATGAAACAGATCAAGTCTAATCCAAGTAGAGCAAGAGACTTGTATGCACCAATCAAAGATAAGGTTAAGATTAAGGATGCTACTGGTCGTGATATGTCTTGGGTTGAGAGTGTTTGTAAGTCATACAAGCCTGATGTTGTACTGCTTGATATGGGAGATAAGTTTGCTAGAAGTGGTGGCTTTGCAAGACCTGATGAGGCACTCAAAGCTAATGCTATCCATGCTCGTATGATTGCCAAGCAACATGAGTGTGCAGTATTCTATATGTCTCAACTATCTGCTGATGCAGAGGGTAAGATACTACTCAATCAATCAATGATGGAAGGCAGTAGAACTGGTAAAGCCGCTGAAGCTGATCTGATGATACTGATTGCAAAGAATCCACCAAAGCAAGAAGATGGTGATGAAGAGGATTTGCAGAGACATCTTAATATTGTCAAGAATAAATTGTCAGGTTGGCATGGAGTTATTACTTGTCAGCTAGATTACCAAGTTGGTAGGTATGAGGCATGAATGATTACCCTGATCTATTTGGTTACACTAAACCAAAGAATGTACCACAAGAAAGTTACGTATGCATAAAGTGTAATGTAGAACAACCTGTAACTAATTTCTATGTTGTGTTTTCTGGTGAAGTAAAAAGAACGTGTAACTCATGTATGAAAGGTCACTATAGAACTTTAAAGAAGTTACGTAAGGAGAATACATATCCTAACGAGGATTACTGTTGCCCTATATGTAATCGTGATGCTACAGAGATAGGTCAGTATGGACAAGTTAAAATGTCTAAGTGGGTTCTAGATCATTGCCATGACACTCTAACATTCAGAGGTTGGATATGCCATCATTGCAATACAGGACTAGGTGGATTTAAAGATGACTTGACAAAAGTAAAAAGAGCAGTTAAGTATTTAAAGAAACATAAGGAGAAACTAGATGAAACTAACACTTGACGTAGAAAATACAGTTACCACTAGAGATGGTAAGCTACACCTAGACCCATTTGAAACAGAGAATGAGTTGATAATGGTAGGGTGTTTGACAGACAAAAATGAAGAGTATCTATTCAGAATGTCAACAGACACAGATGCACACACTAAGATACAAGAGTTGCTAAATGATTGCACAATACTTATTGGGCATAACATAGTACACGACTTGATGTGGATATGGGAATGTGGATTGGAATACACAGGTCCTGTCTTTGATACTATGCTTGGAGAATATGTACTGCAACGAGGTGTCAAGAAAGCATTGTCACTTGAGGCATGTGCAGAAAGATATGAGTTAGCTACGCAGAAACAAGACACACTAAAAGAATACTTTAAGAAAGGTTTCTCTGTTGCTGATATACCACCTGATGAATTGTCTGAGTACTTGTCAGCAGACTTACATGCTACACAGCAGTTGTCAGATGAGATATATAAGAAACTAAATAACGTAGAGTATAGTGAGTTGATGGACACAGTAATACTAACTAACAAAGTGGCATTAACTTTAGCTAGAATATATCAGAAAGGTTTTGCAGTTGATTTAGATAAGCTAGAAGAAGTTAGAGTTGAATTTGAATCTGAGAAACAGCAGATAGAGAAACGTCTGCAAGTGCAAGTAAAGCAGTTGATGGGTGACACACCTATTAATTTAAATAGTCCAGAGCAAATGTCTTGGGTTATTTATAGTAGAAAGCCTAGAGATAAAACTATATGGACACATAACTTTGATTCATACATGAAGACATCTAATTATAAACAAGTGGTAAATGAAACATCTGATATCATATACAGAACTATAGCTGTAAAATGCAAAGACTGTTATGGATCAGGCTTTATGAGAAAGGTAAGAAAAGATGGAAACCCTTATGTTAAACAACCCAAGTGTCATACTTGCATTGGCAGTGGCTACACTTTTACTAATAGCACTAAGATAGCAGGATTAAAGTTCTCTGCTCCATCAGCTAAATGGGTAAGTGCTAATGGTTTTAGTGTTAATAAAAAGTTTCTTGATGTGTTACATGATTCTGCTAAGAAGATGAACATGACAGAGGCAATGAGTTTCTTATCAGACCTACAGAGATTGTCTGCCCTAGATACTTACTTGTCATCCTTTGTGCAAGGCATTAAGACTTACGTAAAGCCTGATGGTAAGTTACATGTAAGGCTACTACAACACAGAACATCTACTGGTAGGTTTAGTGGTGCAGACCCTAACATGCAGAACATGCCTAGAGGTGGTACGTTCCCTGTTAAGAAAGTGTTTGTGTCACGTTGGGATAATGGAAAGATATTGGAGGCAGATTTTGCACAACTTGAGTTTAGAGCTGCGGCATATTTATCACAAGATAAAGTCGCTATTGAGGAAGTGGCAACTGGATTTGATGTACATGCGTATACGTCTAAAGTTATCAGTGATGCTGGTCAACCAACGACTAGGCAAGAGGCTAAAGCACACACGTTTGCACCGTTATATGGTGCGACTGGGTTTGGTAGGAGTAAAGCAGAAGCATCATACTACGAGCACTTCACAGAAAAGTACAAAGGAATCAAATCATGGCACACCAGATTGGCTAAAGAAGCTCTAGCTACAGGTAAGATAACTACACCATCAGGTAGGCAGTTTGCTTTCCCGGATGTTCAGAGACTTATGTCTGGTAAGATATCTAACTTTACACAGATAAAGAATTATCCTGT